ACCTTGGAGAGGAAAAATCGATGTTATCTCAGGAGGTTTTCCATGCCAAGATATTTCTGCCGCAGGAAAAGGCGCAGGACTTGACGGAGAAAGGTCAGGACTCTGGGGAGAAATGGCAAGGGTCATTCACGAAGTACAGCCCAGTTTCGTGTTCGTGGAAAACTCACCAATGCTCGTTTCTAGGGGACTTGGACGAGTTCTCGGAGACTTGGCCTCGATGGGGTTCGATGCGAACTGGGGAGTGTTATCAGCTTCCGATGTCAGAGCAAAACATAAACGAGACAGAATATGGATTGTGGCCCACACCAACAACACCAAGCGGAGGAGGCAATTGCGGAGGTTCTGGGGCTTACAAAAATGCAATCAAGAATGGGACTCACATTCCACATTCGATAAACCCGAGCCTATACGAATGGTTGATGGGGTGGCCAACAGGGTGGACAGACTTAAAGCCATTGGAAACGGACAAGTTCCACTTTGCGCTGCAACAGCATGGAGAATCCTAAGTGAATCACTTTGAATGGCCTACAAATGACTCCAGCCGAATTAGAACACTTCAAAAATTGCGAAGCCCAAGAGTGGATACGCAGGTACAACCAAAAGAAATTGACGATTGGCTCAAGCAAAGCGTTGCTCTGGTGGCAGGGCGTGTGCGTGGACTTGGAACGAATCAGAGGAAAGTCAGATACTTTGGATTTGAGAAACCGCATGACGAGGTTACGAAATGAGGAGAGCAGCCAGAGTTGATGCTAACCAAGAACAGATAGTTTCTGCCTTGCGTGGCGCAGGTGCATATGTCTGGATTATTGGACTACCAGTTGACCTTTTGGTTGGCTACAAGGGTCACACCTTTCTCGTTGAGATTAAAACAGACTCTAAAAAGCGTTTAACGAAGCTACAAGCCGATTTTTTTGAAAATTGGTCAGGTAGTACCTTGGCGAGAATAGATTGCCCAGAAGCCGCATTAAGAATGATTGGAGTAGTCAAGTGAAAGCACCATACAAAGCCATCGAATACATCATTGAAAACGCACCAAAGTATGCGGAAGCCAAAGCACAAAGAATTTACCTTGAGGAATTCCGAAAAACTAAAAAGGCTTTGCTGATGAAGGAAGCGTTAGCCAAGGGTATAGATTCTGCTGTGGCTCAAGAGCGTGAAGCCTATGCTCACTACGAATATGCTGATTTGCTTAAAGGGCTTATGGCGGCTATCGAGAAAGAAGAAACTTTAAAGTGGATGCTGACTGCTGCCCAGATGAAAGCTGACATTTGGCGTTCTGAGCAAGCAAGTGAGCGTCTTGGCGTAAAAACAACAGAGTAGGGTAAATACTTAGATATATTTTTCAACAAAGTGTTGAGAAAACTATACAATGACACCAGCCCAAGCAATTCGTGAGGGTACTTTTAAGGAATAAGTCATGAAACTTTATGGAATAAATTTTTTCTGCGACTACAAGTCACATTCTGAGCAAATTTGGGCTGTTGGTCGCTATGAGTTGGAAAAGCAAATTTTGTCTCAGTATCCTAAAGCTACTGGTATCAACATTTGGATTATTTAAGGAATAAATCATGTCTGACAAAACTTTTAAATTTGAGACTACAACTGGTGCTGGTGACGAGACTGTTCAATGCGTACTGGAATACGACATTGATGAAAGTGGAACATATGCAGAAAACTTGATTGAAATTAAATATCAAGGTGTTTCTGTTTTCTCTCTTTTGTCTGATGACCAGTTTGTTGACTTGGAAATGAAGGGAACAATGATGTTGGCTAGTCATTTGATTGCAGAAGCTGACCATGCAAAGATTATTGCTTACGAAAATCGTGAATAAGACTTGGCAACTAATTGTTATTTCACTAGCGGCTTTTTGGTCGCTGGTGGTCTATTTCATAAGGGTTTTGTATGACTGAATTCAGCATATTTGAGAAAGCAATGGGTTGGCGCAAGCGTCAAATGGTTGAGAGCCAGTTAAAAGTTGTTGGTGAAGCCAGAAACAATACTTTAGAAGAAGTGGCTAAGGAATTCGACAAAATGAAAGCCTTTGGTGACACATCTCAAAGTTTTGCTACTTATGTTCGAAACATGAAGGCTTGCCCTCCTTGTTATGGAAACTGTAACCAAGGCAGAAACTGCCCTGCAAGAAAATGAACAGAGAAGACATTATTCGCATGGCACGAGAGGCGGGGTTCAATGTTGAGAAAGGATATTTGTTGCGGATAACAGGTATAGATGAAGACCTTGAACGCTTTGCCACCCTTGTCGCTTCTGCCGAGCGTGAAAGATTTGCTGACGAGTGCATTGACCTTGTTGCAAGTTATGGAGGCCCTGTTGATTTGGAAGCCGCCATCCGAGCAAGGGGACAAGCATGATTGAAATTAAACAACCAGAACCGCACCCATTAGTCAGTGAACTGCTGATGGAAATTTTAAAAATCAATGAGCAAATTGTCCGACAAAACGCTTTAATTGCTCAAGCAATGACATTGCCTGCAATGATTGTTAAAGGGGACAAGCATGACTAAAGAACATGAAGCATTGAAGCTGGCGCTGGAGGCGTTGGAGGAGGCTTGGTATCACGTTGGCACATTTCAGCCAACCGAGAAAGCAATAGACCTGTATGACGAGGCAAGAACCGCCATTAAAGAAACCTTGGCACAGCCAGAGCATGGTTGGACACCTGAACGCATTGCAGGGATAGCACGATTAAAAGATGCTCAGGATAAGAAATTGGCACAGCGCACATGGGTTGGGCTGACCGATGAGGAGATTGAATATGCGTTCAGAACAAACTCTGTGATGGTTGATGACGGCAACGCATACATGGTTGCGGGAAAGCGTGCAGTCAACATTGCCCAAGCCATTGAAGCCAAACTCAAGGAGAAGAACACATGAGTAAAGGTTCAACTCCAAGACCATTCAAAGTAAGCAATGAAGAATACTCAAACCGATGGGATGCCATTTTTGGCAGAGACAATGAGAAAAAGAACGAAGCGCAAAGTTTGGAATCTGATAGACCCGATAACTCACAGCATAGTGGGAGCAGCGATAACGCAGAGAGACAAGTTGGACAAACTAAGAATGCTTGAGTATTCAGCCTTAGATTCAATGACTAAAGGTTCAGGAACAGTTAGTGATTGGAGAACTTTGGTAGATTTGCTCAATCTTTCAGAAATGATGGGTAAAGGTGGTATAGGTCCAGAGGTTTTACCAATCTGTGAGAAAGCCCAAGCAAGTCTACATAAAGCTGCTATGCGCTTTCAAGAATCTGGTAGGCTTGGCTTAGATGGGATAGGTATTCAGGCAATTCGGGAATTGTTGGAGTACGCTGATTTACAACAGTCCAGCATTGCGAGAAGTGAGTTTGAGAGATACATTCAGAAAACAAAAGACTACATAAGGTCACATGGAAATCTGGTGGTAGAAATTGAATAACAGTTATACAAAGCGTGAAAGACTGCACATTGCCAGAATAAAAGAGATGCCTTGTGGTGTTTGTGGTCAATCTGGACCATCAGATGCGCACCATATCAAGCAACACCAGCAGTATCTTTGTATTCCGCTATGCAAGGACTGCCATCAAGGGCCGCACAATGGAATTCATGGACAGGCTAGGATTTGGTCAGTTATGAAGCATGATGAAATGTCGGTATTAAACGAAACGCTTGCAAAACTTATTGGATAGAGTAAAGTGTGTTTACCAGATTGCCATTTGGGATTTAGAGGGACTTGTTCCCTCTTTTTTTGTGTGCGATAATGGTACAAACTCCATAGGGACAACTATGTCTGGACTTCTTGCACCACAAGCTGCTATCACAATTGAAATTGCTCAACAAGAGGGCGAAGGCATGATTTCCGCAGAGGAAAATGCTAAAACTCGTACATTCTTGATGGAAAACTGGAATCTAGGCCCAGAAAAAACAAACCAGCCAAACATGGATTACTGGCGCACCTTATCTAAGGTATGGCGTATATCACCAGAGCAAGCCAAGCGTAACCTTTGTGCTAACTGTGAATATTTCAACGATAGCCCTGATATGTTGGCTAAGATGGAATCAGTCCCTCAAGACCAATATGACGCTGATGGTGGTGGGCGTGGCTGGTGTTCCAAGTGGGACTTTATCTGCCATAACTTGCGTGTATGTCGTGCTTGGGAAAAAGGCGAGCAACCAATGGCTGAAGAAGAAGGCTATGAGAATGGCGCAGATATGATGGAGGAAGATAATGGGAACGACTAATCAACAAGCTGCTCAAATGATGGGTCTTTATGCCAATATCAATGCAAAGAAAAAACGCATTGAAGCACAAAAGGCTGCTGGCAAAACTCCAGAGCGTATGCGTCCAGTTGGCTCGAAAGGTGCGCCAACTGCGAGTGCGTTTAAGCAAGCGGCTAAGACTGCTAAAAAGAAATGACAGCAGCGTGGACTAAAAAAGAGGGAAAAAACTCTAAAGGTGGCCTTAATGAAAAAGGTCGCAAGTCCTATGAGAAAGAACACGCAGGAAGCAATCTAAAGCCTCCAGTTAAGTCTGGTGATAATCCTCGCAGAGCATCTTTCTTAGCTAGAATGGGTAACATGGCAGGGCCAGAGCGAAAGCCTGATGGAAGCCCTACAAGATTATTGCAAAGCCTCCAAGTATGGGGTGCTAGTTCAAAAGCTGATGCAAGAGCAAAAGCTAAAGCAATTTCCGCTAGAAACAAGAAAGGTTAATTATGATGAAAACTAAACTGAACAAAAAAGGTCAGGAAAAAGTTGGTGCTGTAATGCACGAATTCAAAACTGGCACTTTGCACTCTGGTAAGGGTGGTAAGGTTGTTAAGAATCCAAAGCAAGCCATTGCTATTGCTATTTCTGAAGCTGCCAAGAAAATGGGTCGCATGAAGTGATATATTTAATCCATTTATTGTGAGTGGATACTAACTTGACCAACCCTAGAGGAGTCAAACACAAATGGTTGAAAAACAATCAAACCTTTCAAATAGAGGTGGCGCACGAGAAGGTGCTGGAAGACCTAAAGGAAGCCTAGACAAAGGCAATGCCGCTATCAGAGAGATGATTATTGAAGCACTTGAGGGTGCTGGTGGCGTTTCATATCTAATCGACAAAGCCGAGAGCCATCCACAGGCTTTCATGGGACTTATAGGTAAAGTCTTACCACTTCAGGTAACTGGAGAAGAAGGTAAAGACATTCAGATAAGCGTCCAATGGCAGAAGTAATCGAGATAGCCTACAGACCCAGAGAGCAGCAACTTGCTATTCACGATTTGATGGATGGCAAGCGTTTTGGCGTTGTTGTGGCCCATAGGCGTATGGGTAAGACAGTCTCTGCAATTAACCACTTAATCAAGGAAGCAGTCCTTAACCAAAAGGAAGCCCCTAGATATGCTTATATAGCCCCTACATATGGTCAAGCTAAGAGGGTGGCATGGGACTACCTTGTTAAGTATGCCGAGCCTCTAGGCGGCACTCAGAACATTACTGAATTGCGAGTTGACTTCTGGGGCAGACGAATTCAGTTGTACGGCTCAGACAATCCAGAAACATTGCGTGGTCAATACTTTGATGGGGTAATCCTAGACGAGATTGGTGACCAGAATCCTAAGATTTGGACAGATATTGTCAGACCTGCACTAGCTGACCGAAAAGGCTGGTGTTTATTCATTGGCACACCCAAGGGGCATAACCACTTCAAAGAACTGCGAGACAGGGCTGAGAAAGAAGAAGGTTGGGGCTTGCTGGAGTTTAAAGCCTCTGAAACAGGGGTGGTGGATGATACAGAACTGAAAGCTGCTCGTAATGAGATGGGTGAGGATAAATATCGTCAAGAGTTTGAGTGTAGCTTTGATGCTGCTGTAGAAGGCTCTTATTATGGTCAAATCCTGAACGAACTGGAAGACAAGCATCATATGCAAGAGATTCCTAGAGAAGAACTAAGCCGTACATTTACTGCTTGGGACTTGGGAATGGGTGACTCTACGAGTATCTGGGTGGCTCAACTGGTTGGTACTGAGATTCGCCTAATCGACTATTACGAGAATCATGGCGTAGGTTTAGACCATTATGTGAAGTGGATTAAGGATAATGACTATCTGAAAGCCGAGCATATTTTGCCCCATGATGTGAAGGTTAGAGAACTTGGCACAGGCAAAAGCCGTATGGAAATGCTTGAAGAATCAGGACTGGAAGTAAAGATTGCACCCAGAATAGGACTAGATGATGGTATCCAATCTGTTAGGCGACTGCTGCCAAGATGCTGGTTTAATGTACCAAAGGTACAAACAGGACTGAATTGCCTGAGAAACTATCGCAGAGACTATGACGAGAAGCGTAAGATTTTCTATGAAAGGCCACTTCACGATTGGTCAAGTCATGGCTCTGATTCATTCCGATACTTAGCCCTTGGACTTGATGAAGGTCATTCAACTTGGGATAAGCCTATTAACCAACTTCCGAAATGGATTGTCTAATGTATTTAATGCCTCAAGGGATTAACCTAGCCCCAAAAGTAAAAGAACTTGAAAAGCGACTTGAAATGTTGGAAAATGTGGTAAAAGCATTACAGGAAAAGAATGTTAGAATTGGTAGGCCACCAAAGGAAAAAAATGAGCCAACAGAAGACAAGCGGAGTTTATAAGATTACCAACAAGGTAAATGGTAAGCATTACATTGGTGTTTCTGTAAACATAAAGTCAAGATGGAGTAATCACAAAAGTATTAACTCAAAGCGTGTTTCTTTTATAAAAAATGCCATAAAAAAATATGGTGTTGATGCTTTTGAGTTTAGTATTATTGAGGAATGTCATAAAGACTTGTTTGAGGAAAAAGAAAGATATTGGATAGATTTCTATCAATCAATGACAAATGGCTACAATTTGACTGCTGGTGGAAGCATTAGAAAAGAACTTTCTGAGCAAACTAAGCTGCAAATGTCAGCAAAAAGGAAGGGCGTTCCAAAGTCAAAGGAACACATAGCCAAGATTTCTATTGCAAATAGGTCTGAAAGTGTTAGATTAGCAATAAGTGCAAAACTTACAGGGAGAAAGCTGTCTGAAGAAACAAAGGCAAAAATGTCTGCAAGTAAGATGGGCCATTCAGTAAGTAAGGAATCTATTGACAAAATGCTAAAAACAAAGTTAGCAAATTTTTCTCAGAAAGTATTACAATTGGATAAACCCCGAATGGGTCGCCCTCCAAAGGACAAAAATGGAACAGAACGACTTGAAATCAATCCTACAGGCAGAGATTGATGATGCTATTGGCTACATTGAAACAGAAACTGTTGACCAGCGTAAACAGGCTTTACAGGCTTATCTGCGACAGCCATATGGCAATGAAGTTGAGGGCAAATCTCAAATTGTTACTGGAGAAGTAGCAGAAGCCATTGATGGCGCACTTCCTAGCCTAGTTCGTATTTTCACAGGCTCAGACAATATCGTAGTATTTGAGCCACAAGGACCAAAAGACGAAGCATCAGCAAAGCAAGCTACTGACTACTGCAATTGGGTCTTCACAAAAGACAATGCAGGTGTAGCAATTCTGCATGACTGGTTTAAAGATGCCTTGATGCAGAAGAATGGCATTGTTAAGGCTTATTGGGAAGATAAAGAAGACCTAACAAAAGAGCGTTACTTTGACTTGTCTAATGATGAGTTGGCAATGCTTATGTCTGATGAAACAATGGAAATTGTTGAGCAAGACACTACTGAATTCCCTATTTATGACCCCAATGGTCAGCCAGTAATTGACCCAATGGGTGTACAAGTTATGGGTTCTACTCATAATGTTGTAGTCCAAAAGAAAAAGAAATCAGGAAAAGTCACGATTGAGAATGTTCCTCCAGAGGAGTTCTTGATTAGCAAGAAAGCTAAGACTATTGCTGATAGCCCATTTGTGGCGCACAGGCAGATGTTGACTCGTAGCACATTGATTGCTATGGGCTTTAACAAAAAGCAAGTTGAAGGCTTGCAGATGGATGATGCTTTGGCTTATACGCCAGAGCGTGTTGCTCGTTATTCCGCAGGTGAGCAGCCATACCAAGTACAGACAGATGACCCATCAATGCAAGAGATTGAGGTCTTTGAGTGCTATATCAAAACTGATATAGAAGGTAAAGGCATTGCTAGTTTGGTTCAGGTGTTTTACGCTGGCAACGAGATTCTCAATGATGCCAAAGGTAAGGAAATGGTTGAGGAGGTTGACTATGTTCCTTTCCACTCAATCTGCCCTATCCCAATTCCGCACAAGTTCTTTGGTAACTCGCTGGCTGACAGAACAACAGACTTGCAACTGATTAAGACTACTATCACTCGTCAGATGTTGGATAACTTGTATCTGACAAACAATGCTCGTGTGGTAGCCGTAGAAGGCCAAGTAAATCTCGATGACTTGCTGACTTCAACTGCTGGTGGTGTTATTCGTGCGAAATCGCAAGGTGCTGTTCAACAACTGGTTGTCCAGAATGTAGCCCAAGCTGCTTTCCCAATGCTTCAGTATCTGGATACAGTCCAGTCTAAGCGTACAGGCGTATCTGATGCTTCGCAGGGCTTAGACCCATCCATCTTGCAGAATGTGACTGCTGCTGCGGTTGCTTCAATGCAACAAGCTGGCGCAGGTAAGATTGAACTGATGGCTCGTATCTTTGCTGAGACAGGCGTTAAGTCTTTGTTCCAAGGCATCTTGCATCTGCTTTGCAAGTACCAAGACAAGGCTCGTATGGTGCGTATGCGTGGCGAATTCGTAGAGTTTGACCCTCGCACATGGGCTAATCAATATGATGTGTCTATCAATGTAGGTTTGGGTGCTGGTAATCGTCAAGAACAGATGGCTATGTTGTCTATGGTTCTTGCTAAACAAGAGCAGTTAATTGCTCAGTATGGACCAGCTAACCCTTATGTTTCACCTGCTCAGTATCGTGGCACATTGGGACGCATGGTTGAGATTGCTGGTTTCAAAGATAGTGCTGAGTTCTACAAGCCAATTACGCCAGAGCAAGACCAAGCATTGAGTAATCCTCCTCCACAGCAACAGCCCCCAATGCCTCCAGAAGTACAGGCTTTGATGGCTCGTACTCAAGCAGAGATTCAGGCTAGTCAAGCTAAAGCACAATCTGATATGCAATTGCAACAGCAGAAGCAACAAATTGATATGCAGATGGCTCAACAGAAAGCTGACCTTGAAATGCAGATGATGCGTGAGAAGGAAGGTTCTAAGCTGCAATTAGAGCGTGAGAAGCAACAGGCTTACTTTGCATTGAAGCAACAAGAGTTTGAAGCAGAAGCCCAATTGAAAGCAATGAAACTTGGCGCAGGGATTTCACCAAATTTAGAGATTAGAGGTTAATCATGGCATCAGCAGCACTTACTTATGCTTTAAACAATGGCATTAGCCAAGACCAATACTACAAAAATATCTTTGACTATATAAATCAGAATCGTGGATTGAATGATGTTCAACTACGAGCAGAGATGGATAGACTTGGAGTAAGTGCAGCAGATGTAGCTGCGGCTACTGGCGTTCCTTTGGCTGGTGTTCAGACTCGATATAACATTGCTGATGAGGGTACAGGTGGCTATGTTGCACCTACTGGTGTATCGGCATCTACTGGTTTGACTTGGGGTTTAAATAATGGAATGACCCAAGCGCAGATTGACAAAAATATCTTTGATTTTGTTAATGCAAATCGTGGCCTGAATGATGTTCAGTTGGCTGCTGAAATGGACAGACTAGGAATTAGTCCTAATGATGTGGCTCGTGCTACTGGCGTAAGTTATGAGAGCGTAGCAGGGCGTTATAACGCTGCTAAAACAGGTAATGTTCTAGGTGCTAATAACACTCCAATTACTGATATTTTTAATCAGTATGTAACTCCTCCAGTTGTTCAGACTCCAGTTGTTGTAAATCCTCCAGTTGTTAATAAACCAATTGTTACAACTACTCCAGTTACTACTCCAGCAACTGTAACTCCAACAACTACATTTAAACCTACAGCAACTGTTACCCAACCAACTATAACTGCTGGTCAGATGCGTGAGTTGTTTCCATCATTTGCAGAATCAAAGCGTTTAGCTGGCGAATTGGTTGCAAATCGTCCATCTACATCTAGCATCATTAACATGATTCAAGGTGGTTCTGGAATCGCAAATCCTACAGCTATAAATTCTTCTGTAAGACCTACAGCTACAGTAAATGCACCAACAAATCTGATGGATGCTTGGAAATTAGCAGAAGCATCTGGAAATTATGGTGATGTTGCTAACTTGCTAAAAGGTGTATCAACGGCTGATTTGCGTAACTATGGCGCATCCCCTGCTGATATTGCTTACATTACATCTCGCCCACAAATAGCAGCCATGTATCCAGCAACTGTTGGCGCAACTGCTGCACCATCATTAAGCAATGTGTTGAGCATGATTTCTAAGTGAGAATAGAATGAACTATTTAGAATTGCGTAATGCGGTATCTGGGAATAATCCTCAAAATGTTAGTTATGAGGATATTGTTTCTGGCATCCAGAGCCAGTATCGTCCTCAGACGCAATTTGCACCTACTCGTTCATTGTTAGACTCAATTGGTGCATTAGTTCCAGACCAGCCAAGAATTGCATATGGCTCGTTATTACAAGCACAACCAAGAGTTTTGCCTACACCTATGACAGCAGTTAAGAATCCAGATGCAGCAGCAAGTGTAGATTCTGGAGTTATTAAATTAACAAATGTTGATACAGGAAAAATTACTGACAATTCAGATTTAAGTAAGACGCTTGTTTATAACAACAATTTTACTGGTGGAACAACTGGTGGAACTAATTTAGACACATCTGGTGTAAATAATGGATTGTTTGGTACTGGCGTAACTGGTACTAACATAGCCAATGTAGCTGGAACAATAGCACCGATAGCTGCTTTAGCGGGTAATTCAGACCTAGTTAAAACAGCTATTGCACTAAATCTTATTGGTTCTGCTGCTGATATTCAGACTGAGCAAGATGTTTTAAATCTTGGTACAAAGATTGCTATGTTGGCAGCAGGTCCAGCAGGTAATGTTTTAGCCGCAGGTCTTGGTTTGGCTACAGACAATACACCAATGACAGTTAATTCATTGCTAGGATTAACAAACCCAACATTAGGACTTGTTAACCAAATCTCTGGAAATCTAACTGGTTATACACTAGGCGACATTGTTAATGGCTTGCTAAACACAGATGCTGGTACTGTTGACCAATATGGTTTATTGGGTGCTGCTAACTTGGCTAAAACGGCTGATGCAAGCCGTAGAGCCGCAGGATTAGCTTATGACACTATGGACTCAAATACTCTCAGGGTATTGGCTGAACTTGGCGATACAGAGGCTAAAGCAACATTGGCTGCTATGAGTAGCGGTGGTGGCACTAGCTACAATCCAATTTCTGACCTATCTACTGCTAGGAATAATAGTTACTTTAATCTATTTACTCCAGTTGGCGGTGGTGGAAAAGCTAATACAGACTTCACTATAAATAGGGCTATCCTTGCAGAATAATGACAAACACATCTTGGCTCAATGGGCTAAGAACTTACTAAATGATGACTTTTTCAAAGAAGTATTAAATAATTTGAAAAATGAGCAGATTAGTGTGATAATTAACACAAGTGCAGAAGAATCTGATAGGCGTGAAGACGCTTATAGGCATATCAAGACATTAGAACTAATTACAGGACACTTAGAAGGCTTGGCCTCAGAGACTGTGATTAAAGAGAAAAAGTGGAAAATTCTGTAGTCTATAGACTACACCTCCGTCCAGAAGGTTTCTGGTGATTATTGAGATGACAAATGGAAAACACCAACCCACAAGGGAGTGAAAACCTAAATGTAAACCAAGCCGCTTCAGCGTTTGAAAGTCTGATGGGCGATTCTGAGGAAGCTGAAAACAGCCAAGCCGAGGAACAGCCAGAGGAAGTTCAAGAAACTGATGAAGTTGAGTATTCAGAGGAATCTGAGGAAGAACAGCCCAAGCCAAGATATAAAGTCAAGGCATCTGGTGAGGAAGTCGAAGTAGAACTAGACGAACTTATCAAGGGTTATCAGCAAGGTAGTGATTACACTAAAAAGTCTCAGGCTCTAGCTGAACAGCGCAAGGCAATTGAAGCCGAGCGTCAACACTTAGAGTATGTGAAACAAGAGCGACAAGCATATGCTCAGAAGTTGCAAGCGTTGGATAGCTTCCTTACGCAGCAACATCAGAGTGTGGACTTAGAAGTTTTAAAGGATACAGACCCTATCGGTTATGCGGTAGCGGTAGCTGAACAGAGCCAGCGTGAGAAACAGTTAGCAGTAGTCAGGAATGAACAGCAACGCATTGCCCAACAGCAACAAGCCGAGCAACAAGCCTCTCTGCAAAGCCATCTCCGTCAAGAATCTGAGAAGCTAGTTAGTCTGATTCCTGAGTTAGCTACGCCACAGGGCGATGCGGTGCGGAAGCAAATCCGTGACTATGCGAAGTCTGTGGGATGGTCTGACCAAGAACTTAGTTCCGTATATGACAGTCGGGCTGTGCATACATTGTATAAAGCAATGAAGTATGAGCAACTTCAAAAGAGCAAACCAGAGTTAAATAAGAAACTCCAGTCTGCCCCTAAGATGATGCGTTCAGGTACTTCTGCGCCAGTTACAAGGTCTTCACAGGATAAACAGGTTATGCAAAGGTTGCGTGAAACTGGAAAAGTCCAAGACGCAGCCAAAGCATTTGAACGATTCTTTTAATTTTGGAGTTTTAAATGGCTACCTATCAAACATATACCGCTATTGGTCAGCGTGAAGACCTTTCCGATGTTATTTATAACATCAGCCCCACAGACACACCTTTCATGTCTTCCATTGGCAAGACAAAGGCTACTGCTGTTTATCACGAGTGGCAGACTGATTCGCTTGCTTCAGCGAGTTTATCAAACTATGCCGTAGAAGGTGCGACAGCATCTGACGCTACTATGTCTCCAACTACTCGTGTTGGTAACCGCACTCAAATTGCACAGAAAACAATCAAGATTTCTGGCACTTTGCAGTCTGTTGACAAAGCTGGTCGCAAGTCTGAAAAGGCTTATCAGTTGGCTAAAGCATCTGCCGAAATCAAGCGTGACATGGAAACATCTCTGTTGAGCAACCAAGTTGCTTCTAATGGCGATTCTTCTACTGCTCGTAAATTGGGTGGTCTGCAAGCATGGTTGTCAACCAACGGCTCATTCGGTACTGGTGGTTCTGCTGGTGCAAACGGCACTACCGCTCGTACAAATGGTACAAACCGCACTTTTGACGAAGCCTTGTTGAAGACTGTTGTTAAGAGCGTTTACGCTGCTGGTGGCAACCCCAAAGTGTTGATGGTCAACCCTGCACACAAGCAAGTAGTTTCTGCTTTTGCTGGTATTGCTGCTCAACGCTTCATGGCCCCTGCCAATACCCCTACCACTATCGTGGCGGCTGCAGATGTTTATATGAGCGATTTCGGCACGATTTCTGTCGTTCCCAACCGTTTTATGACTTCTACTAACTCATGCGATGAGACAGCATTTGTGCTTGACCCCGACATGGCTGCTGTTGCTTTCTTGCGTCCTTTCCAGACCAACGAGTTGGCTGTTACTGGCGACAATGAAGCTACTCAACTGTTGGCTGAGTACACATTGGAAGTTAAGAACGAAGCCGCACACGGCATTATTGCTGACTTGACACCTTAATCTAAGGTAACCCCGAAAAATGCCTCAGACTTAAACATCTGGGGCATTTTCTTTTCTACACAAACTGATAGAATTAGTGTATGGAAAACATTAGACAAACTGCTGTTCATGCCGATGGTGAAGGTGGCATCATTATTCAGACTCGTCAAGATGTGTCTGATATTATTGAGCAGAATAAAAAAGAATATAACTCTTATGATGAACGAGCAAGATGGTCTGACCATTTGTTTGGAAATAAGGTTGCATCTATTCCATTGACTGTGATTGATGACCTAAACAAACAAGGCATCATGCGTGGTTATGCTGTTTTGGATGAAAAGCGTTTTGCACTATTTCTGAATGACCCAATGAATCGTGCATGGCGCACTAGAACAGGAGTTGTATGAGTTTTGCAACATACTCTGATTTGCAGACTTCAATAGCTAATTATTTAGCTAGGTCTGACTTGACTTCTCAGATACCAGATTTCATTACATTTGCTGAGAATCGTTTGCGTAGGGAACTGCGTATTCGTCAAATGTTGAAATCAGTAACAACTGCTACTGTATCTGGCGATAATACTGTAGAGTTACCAAGCGACTTTTTACAAGTGCGTGATTTTGTTGTTATGACAAATCCAATATTGCCACTTAGTTACTCTAGTCCATCAGCATTGTCTAATGACCAAACAACATCACAAGTAGGTGTTCCTAAGTCTTATACAATTTTGGCAAGCGAATTTCAAATGTCGCCAATTCCTGATGGAGTTTATACAGTTAAATTGCTGTACTTTGCTGCGCCAGCTTATCTTTCGTCTAGTAATACAACAAATGTATTTTTGACAAAAGCACCAGATGCTTTGCTTTATGCTTCTTTGATTGAAGCAGAGCCTTATTTAATGAATGATGCTCGTATCAATACATGGGGAACTATGTATGACAGAGCAATTTCTTCTCTCACCAAGTCTGACGAAGAAGGTCAATACTCTGGTGTTCCATTAGCAATGAAATTAACTGCAAGGTGAAACTATGGCTGAAATGTCAAACTACTTAGAAAATGCCCTGATTAACGGCACTCTCCGAAATACAACATATACAGCACCAACAACTGTATATCTTGCTTTATACACATCTGACCCAACAGATGCTGATACAGGTACAGAAGTATCTGGAACTAGCTATGCTCGTCAAGCAATTACATTTGGTGCGCCTAGTAATGGTGCTTCTACTAACTCTGCTGCTATTGAATTTCCTCAAGCTGGTGGCTCATGGGGTACTGTTTCCTACATTGGTATTCGTGATGCTTCTACAGCAGGTAACTTGCTGTATCACACGCCACTAGATGCTTCTAAGACTATTGCAACTGGTGATGTTTTCCGCATTGCTGTTGGTTCATTGAGCGTTACTTTGGCGTGAGATGGCTGATTTACTGCCTCCGTGGACGATTGATTCGCTAGATAATTTAAAGTCTAGCATTGATGATTTAACACTCACTCTCGATAGTTCACTTTATACAACATCTGTAACCCTATGGGATGCCTATGGGTCTGTAACTGCGTCTGCAAGCGTTACAGCTAATGGCACAAGGGTTCAGTCTGGTATAGGGGTAGTAAATGGTTCAGCGACAGTAACGGCAGATGCTGTAAGGGTTCAATTAGCTAGTGCAAGCGTAACGGCTAATGCTAGTGCGTCATGTGATGCAACTAGAGTTCAGTTTGGTTCTGGTGCTATTGATGCCAATGCTACTGTTACTGCAGATGCAATTCGTGTTCAGTTAGCTAGCGGAAGTATTACTGCTAATGCAGATGTAATAGCCAATGGGACTCGTATTCAGTTTGGTAGTGGTGCAATTACTGGTAACGCTGATGTAACTGCTCTTGGTGGAATCGTAGCAAATGCAGTAGCTTCTGTAACGGCTAATGCGACTGTTACTGCTAGTGGAATTCGGGTTCAATCTGCATCTGGTTCAATTACTGGAAATGCAACAGTAGTAGCAAATGGTGGTTTAGTTGTTAATGCTGTGGCAAGTGTAAATGCAAATGCTAATGTTGTTAGCAATGCGTCTGCAATTTATGCAGGTGTAGCTTCTGTAATAGCTTTAGCAACAACTACGGCTAAAGGTGTTATTCTTGGTGACAATTGGACACCAGTTCCAGAAGATGCAAATACTTGGACACCAGTTTCTAGTGATAGAAATACATGGACTGTCGTTTCAAGTGATTCAAACACATGGACTCCAGTATCTGCTAATGATAATACATGGACAATTCAGGCTCAAGGAAGTAATACATGGCTACGACAAAATTAACTTTTGGTGAGTGGATGCCTGACCAGCCTAGCATTTCAGGTGTTTTAACTGATGCTAAAAATGTGGTTTCAAGAGCAATAGGATATGGGCCATTCCCTACGCCAGTTAGGTTTAGTTCTTCTGCTGCGGCTGAAGATTTAACAACTTTATATGCTGCTAAACAGCCAAATGGAAACACATCATTATTTGCTGCTGGTTCTACAAAAATCTATACTGTTAATGGATATGGGTCAATCACACAAGTCAAAACTGGAATGACAACTGGTGCTAATGATAGAGTGCGTTTTACTCAGTTTGGCAAGAGTGTTATTAGTACAAATAATGCTGATAAATTACAGTCATGGACACTAGGCACTTCTACAGCATTTGCTGATTTATCAGCTACTGCGCCTATTGCTAAATACATAACTGTAGTGCGTGACTTTGTAGTTGTGGCTAATACTTATGAAAGTTCTGCACAACAGCAATATCGTGTTAGATGGTCAGCTATCAATGATGAAACAGATTGGACAGAGAATGTAAATACTCAGTCTGACTATCAAGATATTCCTGATGGTGGTCAAATTGTAGGAATTCGTGGAGGTGAGTTTGGTCTTATCTTTTTAGAGCGTTCTATTCATAGAATGAGTTATGTAGGTACGCCTTTTATATTCCAGTTTGACAATATTTCTAGGAATAAAGGTTGCATGGTTGCTGGTTCTATTGCTCAGTATCAGGGGATTACATTCTTCCTATCAGATGATGGGTTTTATATGTGTGATGGGCAGCAAGTTGTCCCTATTGGTGCTGAAAAAGTAGATAGATACTTTATGGAAAACGCATCAGATTCAGACTATGGAACTATGTCTTCTGCTGTTGACCCAATGCGTAAATTGGTCATTTGGAACTATAAAACCATCTATGGAAATAGAAATGTAATTATTTACAATTTTGAAACAAAGAAGTGGACTTATGGCGATGCTGGAACAGACTACTTGTCTGAGGCATCATCATCTAATGTAACTCTTGAACAACTAGACAGTATTTCTACATCTATTGATGCTTTGACTACTTCTCTTGATTCACGCTTATATGTTGGTGGAAAGTATTTCCTTGGTGGAACACTTGGGGCGTATGTAATGACTTATACAGGTGCTAACCAAACTGCCAATATAACAACTGGTGACTTAGATATTGGGGCTAATTCTGTAGTTACTTTGGCTAGACCAATTATTGATAATGGTTCAGCTAATGTATCTATTGCTTCTCGTACACTATTAAACCAAAGTGTTAATTTTAGTACGCCAGTAGCAGCTAGTTCAGAGAATCGTGTTCCTTTGAGAAGTGCTGGTAGATACCATAGGTTAAAAGTCACGCCTACTGGTGCTGATTGGAATAATGCTATATCTGTTGATGTGGATGTAACTCCGCAGGGAGTTCGTTGATGTTTAGAAGCCTACCTGCATTTGGTGGTGACCAGAGGGCTGTGGCAGAGGTTGTCCGTGGCATTATGGATGGAAAGACCAATAACACAGGAACTTTAACTCTGGCAACTGGTGGTGCTATTACTACCACTTTGACAGACAGAAGGATTGGCCCAGACAGCGTTATTTTGTTTGTACCAGCCTCTAGTGCAGCTTTTGGTGATTCTGCGCCTTATGGTGCTTTTCAAGATACAACTAATCAATCTGTAGCAAGTACAACAACAGCATATCCAATTACTTTTAATACTACTGATTATTCTCATGGAATAACTCTATCAAGTGGCTCAAGACTTACTGCTGCAAGTGGTGGGCTATACAATATTCAGTTTTCATTGCAACTTAGTAATTTAGCCAATAGTACAGAAGATATTGAAATCTGGTTTAGAAAAAATGGCACAGATGTAAGTGGTTCAAATAGTATTTTTGGTCTAGCACCAAGGAAAAACTCAACAGACCCATATCATGTAATTGCAGCCATGAATTTCTTTCTGAATATGGCTGCTAATGACTATGTTGAGTTGATTTGGAGAGCAACCAATACTCTAGCAACCATTAAAGCTACTGGTGCTGGTACAAGTCCAACTAGGCCAAGTACGCCATCTGCCATTGTGACTATGAATTTGGCGGCTACAAATGGTTCTGGAAACTCGAACTATTACAGCGTTTATGTCAGTTCACAAGGTCAAGGTGTGGCGACAATTAGCCACTTTGCAAATTCAACGGCTAATAAGACATATCGGTATGCAATTATTGGTTGATTTTAATAATTTATGTATAATGGATTCCGTGGATGACCCATCTTGGAATCCGAACTTTTAGGAGTAAAAGATGGCAACTACTACCACATCCACAGTCGCACCAGAAATTTCACCATATTTGACATATGGTCTGCAACAGGCATCTAACCTTTATCAAGGTGGTGGACCGCAATACTACACAGGCGAAACCTTTGTAGCCCCATCGCAAACAACACAAGCAGGTCTTCAGGCAATGGAGACTCGTGCATTGGCAGGTAATCCTTTAACTGGACTTGCACAACAGCAGTTGCAGGGTACTTTGGGTGGTGCTTATCTGGGTGGTAACCCATTCTTTCAAGGTGCATTTGCCCCTGCTGCGCAAGCTGCCAAGTCACAATTTGACACAAGTCTTTCTGACATTGCCTCTAAATCTAGTTTAGCAGGGCGTTATGGTTCTGGTGCTATGGGTAACCTACAGAATCGTGCTACAGGTCAATATGCACAGGCTCTGACTAATACAGCAGGTCAACTGGCTTACCAGAACTACGAGGCAGAGCGTCAGCGTCAGCAACAAGCCATTGGTGCAGCACCACAGTTAGCTGCTGCTGATTATCAAGACATTAACCAATTGTTAGCTGCTGGTCAGTTGCGTGAAGGTTATACAGGTCAACAGTTAGGTGCTGACATTCAGCGTTTTAACTTCTTACAAAACCAGCCACAACAGAACTTGCAGAACTATATGTCATTGGTGTATGGCAACCCATTAGGACGAGTTGGTTCTACTACGGCTGCAGGTTCTGCTGATACTTCTACCTTGCAGAAGGTATTGGGTACTGCTGCTACTGCTGCTGGCGTTTATAAGAATCTTGGTTCTCCAAGCTGGTTAAATCCTTTTGGCTCTACGCCAACAAATACAAGTATGGGAACAATTGATGCTAATTACCCTGCTCTTGGCTCTAACTGGTGGGATTAAAATATGGCTGGACTATTAGATATTTTTGGTACAGGCGGTGCAGACACAATGGGTCTGCTAGGTATGTCACCTGCGGATATTCAGCGTAATCGTGAAGACGTACAGGCACAAGCCTTGTATGCACTAGCTGGCAGACTATTCCAAGGAGGGAATACTGGTCAGTCTATTGCAGAAGGCTTGCAACTTGGTCAAAAAGCCTACAAAGGTGGTATGCAAGGTGCTTTACAAGAGCAACTGCAAAATGTTCAGTTATCTGAAATGTTGCGTAAGAAGAAGCAAGAAGAACAAATGCGTCAACTTGCACCACAAATATTTACTACGACAACTACGCCAGCAATTGAAGGTAAACCTGCTCAAATGGTTGAGGAGGATGGTCGCTATATTGGTGAAACTCCAGAAGTTCAAGCAAGGGCTGCTCAGACTACACGCACGATTGACCCTAACAAGTTGCAAGCATTGGCTATGTTGTCATCTGACCCAATTGCGTCATTGTCGCAAATGGCTAAACTTGTTCCTGACTTGCGTAAAGCAGGGTTTCTTGGTGGCGGTGGTCAAGAAGACAATCCATTCTTGCAGTTTACTTCTGACCCAACAATTCCAGCGCATCTTAAAAATCTTGCTACTCAATATGCGACTAGTTATAGCAAAGGTCTAATTGACCCTGAGAAAGCTGACCAGCGAGTAAAAGAAATATCTGATGCTGTTGGCAGAAGTCAGCAATTCCAGCAGTCTCAAGCAAGTCTTGATGCTATGAGAGCGGCTAATGAAGCCAATCAAAAAATAATGCGCCAGATGGAAGCTAATCGTCAAACTGATACACAAAAATATAGAGAACTTCAAGCTGAGAATACATCTCAAATGATTGAATTAAGAAAAGCTGCTGAAGCTAATAAGCCTGAACAATTCTCTTATGCTCAGAAGAAAGAGTTTGATGTTCTTACGAAAGCAAAAGAAGAAGCAAACAAGGCTGACAATATGTCTGCTGTTGCTATGAGAGCAGCACCATTGCTTGAACAGGCATATGGTGGACGCATTGAAGCTGGCGTTAAGGGTGTTGGTGCTGCATTTGGAATTGGCTCTGCTGCTAAAGATGCAAATGATAGATTGACTACATTGTCTCAATCTTTGGCTTTGAATTCACCTAAGTTTAGTGGTCCAACATCTGATGCAGATGCAAAACGCTATGACAAAGCAGTTGGTGACTTGGCTAATCCGACAGTATCTTTACAGTCTAAACAAGACTCTATTAAAGATATTCAGTATTTGTCACAGAAAGCTAAAGCATACGCTGAACAGGCTGAAAACTACTTCTACGAAAACAATAAGAGTTTGCGTGGATTTAAGTTTATTGCGCCTCCAGACCCATTCAATAATCCTTACGCTAGGTAATTATGGAAAAGCCAACAGCTAAAGATATTGCTTATTTAAAAGCGCATCCAGAGACAGCATCACAGTTTGATGAAATCTTTGGTAAAGGCTTGTCTGCAAAATTAGTTCCTCAAAGTGCTGATGCTGCAACATTTGGTTTGTATCCGCAAATGGGTACAAAACGAGCAGGGCGTTCTGAGGACTCATCTGTTAAATATGCAGGGGCTGCAACTCGTGGATTGGCTGCGCCTTTAGTTGGTGCTTTGGCTGGTACACCACTTGGTCCTGTTGGACAACTTGCTGGCTCTATGGCTGTTCCAGTTGGTGATGCTCTTAACGCACTCATCAACATGATTCTTATCGGTGGCGAACAACTTACTGGTAAGGATTTGCCTCGTTTACAGATGCTGTCTAAAACAGTCCAAGACGCTATGACAAGTGCGGGGGTAGCAAAGCCTGAGACAACTGGTCAGCGCATGGTAGAGGCTGGTTTTGGGGCTTTGGGTAGCACAGGCGCAGCAATATCTTCATTGCCAAACATTGCTAGACAAGCAACTACACCATTGGCACGAGAAATGGCTACTCGCATGGCAGTTAACCCTGCACAGCAACTAGCAACGGCTGTACCTGCTGGCGCAGTAAGTCAGTTCGTTGGCGAAAAAGCACAACCCATTGTTGGTGATATTCCAGCTAGTGTTTTGGGCATGGCTGCTGGTATTCCAGTAGGTTCTATGGGTATGCAAACTAAAGCAAGACCAGTAGAGCCTTTGACATTTGCAGAGCAGCGTAATGCGGCTATGGCTGGTAAGGCTAAAGTTCTTGGATTTACTGATGAGTTAGGTTTAACACCTGCTCAAGCTGGCGCAGGTAAAACTGCTCAATTGTTTGAAGCTGTTGCTTCTACATTGCCATTCTCATCTTCTCAGTTTACCAAGAAGTTTAATCTTCAAGCAGACCATGCAGAACGAGTTTTGAACTCAATTGCTAATATGTTTGGTGGTATGCCAAGCGCACCTGATGTCGCGTTCTCTGGTGGTGCTAAAGCTGTTAGACAAGCTGCTGAAAATAATGTTAGCAAGATTGGTGAAGCAATTAAAAATGTTTCTTCTCAATCTGATATTGTTTTGGCAGAAGTACCTAATTTTAAATCTGAAATTATGAAGGCACGAGAGATACTTAACTCTTTGCCTCCATCAGTCAGAAAAGAGCCATTATTTAAAAGTTTTGAAGAATTCTATTTTGGTGCAAAAAATGAGGCATTAGAACGACAAGTTCAGGCGGCATTGGATGAGGCTGGTCTAAAGCCAACTAATCCTAACTACAAACAGTTTGGTGACAAGATTCGTCAAGAATTGATTAACTCTGGTACGCCAGAATACTCATATCAAGGATACGAGCAAAAGGGCTATATCTCTGGTTCTGACTATCAAGACCAGCGCAAGTTGTTTAGTGACTTGGCTTATGAAAAGCGTGGCTCTAAGATTGGTGAAGCCTTTAGACAGTTGCGTGATACGCTAGATAACGCACGAGACATTACATTTAAGAATCAAGGTCTTGATGCAGAAGCAGCAAAACTCAAGGATTTGCGTTCTTCCTATGGTGAGGCAGTTAACTTAAATCAGCGTTTCTCAAATGCTAAAGACTCAACTATTGTTAAGACTGTAGCAAACAATGAGAGTGGTGCTGCTGAAAAGATTATTCCATTGCTAGATGAAGAAGGTAAATTGATGTTGGCTCGTGGTGTATTGGCTGACATTAAACTTGGTTCATTGAATAATGCTGGTGAATTGGATATTACTAAGTTTGGTAAGAATCTGATTAAGACTGATGAAAAATCTCCATCTACATTGCCAAGCATTTTTGGTCAAGAGCCAGCTAGTGCAATGGTAGCTTTGGCTGATGTTGCTCAGACTGCATTGAAGCCTAAGATTGGAAGTTCTCAGACAAGTGAGCGTAAAACAATGACAGAGATGCTTACATCAGGACCAGCTAAAGCCGCAGGTATCTTAACAGGTACTGCTGCAATGGGTGTTCCAGTAGCTGCTACTGCTGCTAGTTTGGCGTTCCCTGCATTGGCTACAAAAGCATATTTGAATCCTACTGTTCAGAGTTTGTATGAGCGTTTGAACATTACAGACCCATTGTTGAATTACATGGCTTCACCAGCAGAAGCAACTCAGATGTTTGCTGCTTCACCACAGGGTTTATTAGGTCTTGCGCCTCAATTACCATATCGACTTGATTTAACTGGAATGGCTAACCCCGAATAAGGACTAACATGGCAAAAACAAAGATTAGTGAATGGAGTTCAACTCCAGCAAATAACACAGACATTGATAGTATCAATATTGCAGAGGGTTGTGCGCCATCTGGCATTAACGATGCTATCCGTGAAATGATGTCACAGGTTAAAGACTTGTACTCTGGAACTACTGGAGATGCAATTTCTATTGCTGGCGGTGGTACAGGACAAACTACTGCTACTGCTGCGTTCAATGCTCTAGCACCTAGTCAAACAAGTAACTCAGGTAAGTATTTAACAACTGATGGAACAAATAGTTCTTGGGCTACTGTTGCTACTACTTCTGCTGCTACGCCTACTGCATTGGGTACTGTTTATGGAAATACTCCATCAACATCAGGAAGAACATTTATAGGTTATGAGGTTGCACCAAATGCGCCTACTTATACAACAGCAGTAGGAAATCAGGCTGCTTACAATGTAACGGCTACAAATGGTTCTTATGGTGGCGCATATTTTGGTCAAAAGGCTGGTTATTCAGGCACAACAGGAACTGACAATTGTTTTATTGGTCATTGGTCTGGTAATGCAACAACAACAGGCTCAAATAATTCCGCTGTTGGTGCAGGTTCATTATTTTCAAATACTACAGGTGCTAATAATGTTGCCGTAGGATGGGAATCTCTTAAATCAAACACCACAGCATCTAACAATGCGGCTGTAGGTTATCGTGCGCTTTACGCAAACACCACGGGCTATTCAAATGTTGCCGTTGGTTCTGCGGCTTTAAGTTCAGTTACAACTGGTGCTGCTAATGTGGCAGTTGGTACTGATGCTTTGCTTTCAAATACTGCTGATAGCAATACTGCTGTTGGGCATTATGCAATGCGTGGAAACTCTACTGGAAGTTATAGTGCTGCAATAGGCCAACAAGCACTATATGCTCAGACAACAGGCGGGTATAACACTTCCGTAGGCTTTCAAGCTGGTTATTCAATTACAACTGGAATAAGTAACACAATAGTTGGGTGTTATACCGCTAGTAGCGTTTTGACTACTGGTTCTCGCAACACTTATATGGGTTATGGCGTTACTCCATCTTCATCAGGTGTGACAGATGAAATTGTTATTGCTGGAGGCGGTGGTGGTACTGGAAAAGGAAGCAGTACAGGATTTATTAACCCTGCAACTGGTGGTGTTTACCAAGGTAATAACTCAGCAACATGGTCTATAACTTCTGACCAACGCCTAAAGAAAAACATTGTTGATAATAATGTAGGATTAGATGCAATAAATGCAATTCGTGTTCGTAATTTTGAGTATCGTTTGCCTGAAGAAGTTACCGAATTACCACAAGACCAAGCAATTAAAAAAACTGGCATTCAACTTGGTGCAATTGCTCAAGAATTGCAAGCTGTTTTGCCTGATTGTGTTAAAACCGAATCAACTGGCGTTATGTCTGTAAATTCAGATAACCTGACTTGGTACTTAATCAACGCAGTCAAAGAATTGTCTGCCCGTGTAAAACAATTGGAAGGAAACTGAAATGATTGAACCAACACCCGCACAAATTGCACAGCACTACTCTGCCGCAATGGACAGCGTGAACCTCATCAACGCAGGTCAACCTGAAGGCATGACTGCTGAAGATTGGGCTGACTGCCTATCACGCAACAAAGAGCATTTGCGAATTATGTTGGCTAAAGACTTCTGGACAACAGAAGATTTGTCACCATTGCAGGCGGCTTCTGCATAATCATGGAAGACAAAGTAACCCATAGTCAAATCTACGAGAGACTGCTTGCAGTTGAAAGTAAGGTAGATGACATAGATAAGAATACAAAAGGGCTTGTAGAGGCTATAAATGCTCTAGAAGGTGCTTTCAAAGTTCTTGGATGGGTTGCATCTGTTGCTAAACCACTTCTATGGATAGGTGGGTTAATCATGGCGGCTGGCGCAGTCTGGCAAACATGGATTAAAAAATGATTGATTGGCTAGAAGCTATTATTGCTCTAGCCTTTCTTTTTTGCTTTGTTATGTTTTGTAGTTATGTCATTCTTTGGGCAATGCCGTGAGATGGTTAGCAGCACTTGTTCTTACTTTAGCACTTCAATCTACAGGAAAAGACCTATGTAGTGTGCGTGAGTTTTACTCAATTGCTTGGGGTGTACATGACCCAACTGAGAGACATAGACAAATGGCTGAATGGCTTACAAAACATCAGAACTTATGTAAAAGTACCGACTTTATCGTCATATGGAACAACATGAGTGAGTGGGGTGGAACTTCTGATAGTCATAATTTAAGGGCATTGGTTATATCTGGTTACAAAGTAGCACTTGAGAGGGAGAAAAAGTAATGGATGTAATACGCCTTTTTCCTATGATTCATCCATCTGGTTATCCTGATAAAACAGATGTTACACAAAGAAGAATTGAAAAGCATCAAGAAGAATACCATGCGTCTTTAGAGCAAAAAAAAGTGCAAGATAAAATTCAAGATATAGCGTTTGAGCTATATGTTAAAAAAGCTGAACAAAATAAGTTAAGACTCGAAATATTTAATAATCGTAAGTTAGATATTTATGTGTGAGGATATATGGACAACAATCCAGATGTAGTTGGTAAATTGACATATTCAGTTACTTTAATGGTAGCTTCAACCCTATGCTTATCAGTATTGGGCATGGTGGCGGCTTTCTTACTTGGCTTATGGGCAAAGGAAGTTGACAATGCAGAAATTTTTGCAATGTTGCATCCAGCTTTTCAAACCATTATTGGTGGTTTTATTGGCCTATTGGCTGGTGTGAAACTATCTCATGGTGACAAACACCATAAATGCAGACATTGTGAGGACTAATCATGTTTGAAATGTTATCTGGTGGTTTGCTAGGTTCTATCTTTGGTGGCGTTTTTCGCCTAGCACCTGAAGTCCTAAAGTGGATGGATAAAAAGAATGAGCGTGAGCATGAACTTAATATGTTCAAGTTCCAATGCGACTTGGAAGCACAGCGTGGTCAGCAGAAACTAGCTGAGATTGGCGCACAAAGAGAAGCAGCCATTGATGTAGGTGCAATGGATGCCTTTAACAATGCCATTACACAGCAAGCAGAGATGGTTAAGGCTGCTGGTGGATGGGTAGCTAGTCTTTCTGCTTCTGTGCGTCCAGTGGTTACTTATTGGGTGCTATTTGTATGGTCATTTATCCATGTATGGTTTGCATATAACGCTTGGTTAAATGGTGCGCCAGCTACTGAAGTCTTTAAAACAATGATGACTCCAGACTTTTCTGCATTGCTCTCAGGAACTATTAACTACTGGTTTCTTGACCGCACTTTGTCTAAGCGTGGGTTATGAACTTAGAAATAGCTGCATCGCTATGTAAGCAGTTTGAAGGGTTTAGAAGTAAACCCTATCTATGCCCTGCTGGTGTGGCTACTATCGGCTATGGTTCTACCTACTATGCTGATGGGCGTAAAGTTACACTTGCAGATTCTCCAATAGATGAAGAAAATGCAAGGATATTACTAATGCACGAACTAGAACATACTTACCTACAAGGTGTTCTAAGAAACTGCCCAATTCTATTAACTGATGAGCGTAGGTGTAATGCCATTGTAGACTTTTGTTATAACTTAGGTATTGGCAGACTCCAGACAAGTACCCTAAAAAGAAAGATAAATGCCCAAGATTGGGAAGGGGCAAAAGAGGAGTTAATGAAATGGTCAAAAGCTGGTGGTAAGGTTCTCTCTGGTCTGTTAAAACGCAGACAAGCAGAATGTAACTTTATGTGAGCCAATATGACACCAAACCAAGATGAAGCCGAACTATTTGCAAAAAGCGTCAAGAAGTGGCAACAAGTCTTGAGCCTTGGTGATTGGCGAATAGAAAAAGGAACTAAACCTGCTAAACAGGCAATGGCATCAGTAGAGTTTAATGAATCTGCCAGACTAGCTGTTTATCGACTTGGTGACTTTGGTGCTGAAAAGATTACACAAGAATCGCTTGATAAGACTGCACTTCACGAGTTACTGCATATCTTTTTGCATGACTTGATGATGGTAGCCACAGACCCTAAATCCTCAGATGAGGATATAGAAATGCAAGAGCATCGGGTTATCAATCTACTAGAAAACTTATTGACTAAGGATTCCAATGGGCGCACATAACGAAAGTTGTTCTGATGTTGAGTTTATTAAGTTGTGGGGTGAACTTCAGTCAGCATCTGCAATTGCAAAACATTTAGGTATCCATACAAGAGCAGTTTTTTTGCGTAGAAGGTGGATTGAAGAACATTACAAGATTATGTTAGGTTCTGCTGACCATCGTGGTGAAAAATACAATAAGCGTCCTAAATCTTATTCTCCATTAAAGCAAATAGAACTAGGCATAGAAGATGGAATAGTCTTGGTGTTCTCAGATGCTCACTTCATTCCACAACAGCGCACAACTGCCTTTAAAGGGCTTCTATGGGCTATCCAAGAGTTCAAGCCTAAAGCAGTAATATGCAACGGTGATGCTTTTGATGGTGCATCTATATCTCGTTATGGCGCAACTGAACACCAGACTTCTGTTATTCAAGAATTAAAGGCTTGTCAGGCAATGCTTGGTGAGATTGAAGAAGCGGCAAAAGCAGAGCGTCACAATGTAAAGTTGATATTTACATATGGAAACCATGACGATAGGTTTGCTGCTAGGCTAATCAATAATGCGCCTCAGTTTAAGGATGTACAAGGTTTTAAACTGCCAGACCATATCCCAGATTGGGACTTCTGTTGGGCTTGTTGGCCTACAGACCAAGTGATTGTGAAGCACCGATATAAAGGTGGAATTCACGCAACTCACAATAATACTGTTAACGCTGGTGTATCAATCGTAACTGGACACTTGCACTCACTCAAGGTTACGCCATTTAGCGACTACAACGGCAACCGATATGGTGTTGATACAGGCACATTAGCAGAGCCAGATGGTCCACAATTTACTTATGGTGAACTAAACCCTAGTAACCATAGGTCAGGTTTTGCTGTACTGAGTTTCTTTAATGGAAAACTTCTGTGGCCTGAACTTGTCCACAAATTTGAAGAAGGACACATTGAGTTCAGGGGCGAAGTTATTGATGTGAGTGCATTTTGAGTGCTTGGTTAATTATTCTCACAGGGGCGATATATGCCTACATAGCTGGTGAACAGCTATTTAAAGATAACCCACATATGGCTATTGTCTATGCAGGTTATGCTTTCTCAAATGTCGGTCTTTACTTGCTGGCTAAGTAGAATCTTTTTGGAAGACTCCGTTAGGCAAAAGCGTACCCCTACGATTCTTAATCTGGTCATATGCAACTTCCATACAATTTACGAGATTTATATCTTGTAGGACGCAATAATTTATCAAGCAGACCATAACATCGCCTACAGCATCAATAACTGCTTCTTTGTCATGTTTGATTGTTGCATCTGCTAGTTCACCCATCTCTGACATTGCTTTGAGTAGCTGAACATCTGGGGTGCTATTTGGAATAATCTTACGAGCCTCTGCCCATTGAATTATCCGCATTTCTACATTTGCATATGACATTTCTATCCTTTCGAGTTTGCAAATTCGTACCACATGACATAAAAGTCTTTTAGAAAATCAAGACCATCACCTATCTTTACACATCTACCTAGAACAACTTGAAACACATCTTGAACTTCAGTTTGTTCTTTATCTGTATTTCCAACAATGACCAATACAGTAAATTTAGGTACTTGAGCAAAAGCCTTTAGTAGCAGTTGCTGACCAGTAGCCATATTTTCATTTGGCTTCTTCCATTCTCCGATTAGAAAGTGGCCTTTCCTCTCGCAAATCATGTCTATGTTGCTAGGCAAGAAATGCAAGTTATTCGGAATCAACCTTGCGAAATCTCGGAAGTCAGTATGACTAGCCAGAGAATTTCGCATTTGATTAGGTGGGGTACTCATGTTCGTCCACTATTTCTAGTCACTTTCCCCCGAAACTCAAAAAGGAATTTCAGAATCATCAAATGTTGCTTTTTTAGGTTTATTCAAAGCAGCATCAGCGTTCTTATTCTTGATAGAAAGAGACATAAATTTAGCCCCATCTTTGCTGACTTTAAGCCAAGCAGAAAGCCAGTATTCAACTCCATCTACATTAAGTGACCCTTTGTAATCAGGAAACTTAGCATCATCTTTTCGGTCATTTTTAAAGAGTGAACCCCTGTTAGTATTATCGTATTCCATATTAACCTTTCGCTTTCTTAATTGCACTTCTTACATTACTTGGCATCAAGGTCCATAGAGCAACTTTCTGGTCTGCTTCTAAGTTCTCTTGTTCCAACCTTACCCAAGCTGCCTTGGGGTCTTTCTCGCAAATAGCAATTAGTTCAACTGCTAATTCATCAAGATACTTCAAAATCTCAATAGGCAACTCATCTCGTATGCCTTTTGCTGGCGTGATGATTACTTGTTCTTTAAGTGGTGCAGAGGAATCCATAGCATCATTCTCAACGATTTCCATAGCCGTAACCCACAGGTAGCGTCTGGTGTATGTCTCGACTGCACCAAGGTTCTGGATGGGATGGCAGCCCTTTAGATTGGCTTCTGCCATAGGACTTGTAATGATGATGCTAGTGCCATCATCTACATCTGTGATTGTAAGGCTTGCTATCTCAGCATCGTATGACACTACGCCACACAGACCGATTTCGTTAAAGATTTGGTTAATCGTAGGGATAAAGTCACCAAGTTCAAAGTAGCTGTAACCAGCAAACTTATTGTGACCAGATTTCTTCAGGGGTGCGTTTTGCAGGGCAATTCGTGCTTGCATTAACTTCTTGTGTACCATTTTATTTTCCTTCACTTAAATATTCTTCAATTAGGGCTTCTTTGTCTTCCTCGTATAAATCCTCGAAAGGTACGAAGTGGTTTTCATGGCAACAGGTGTATTTGCTGCCTTTTGCTTCTGTGCAGTAACAGCAGTAGTCATCATGTGACAGGTCTTTAATTGCTTCTTCTCTGGTAATCATTGGATGCGTCCTACTTGTTTAGCCAGCAACCACTTATCTCCTAGCTTTAAAACTGACCTGACCCATTTACGCTGATTGTATTGATTGACTTTTGTAGGCACTTGCTCGTTGTTATAAAGCTGCCTAGCTTTGCGTCTTAGTTGTTCTGTTTGCATTAGCCTCTCCAAGCCAGCATTACGCCAATGCCGCCAAAGATGATGATTGCCAATGTCCACTCAACTAGCATCTGAATAATCTTACTTTTCATTTGGTTCTCCTTAAAGACCCTTGCGATTTGCTTGGGCTGATAGTGATTGTAGAGAGTTCTTAACAGATTGCAAGATGTTTATGTAGGTATTTACCCTAAAAACAACAAATATTTTCTTTGCTATACTGTTTAGATGGATAAACAAACTGCTATCACACTTGCTGGCTCACAGAGTGAGCTTGCTAGAATCCTTGGGATTGAAAGGTCTGCTGTTCACCAATGGAAGACCATTCCTCCTTTACGAATTTATCAACTAAAAGAACTCAGACCAGAGTGGTTCAAATGACACAACAAGTAATTATCAGGGCTTTGCAAAATGGCTCACTTACTGCACAAGAGATGGAAAACCTAACTGGCATCCCTCGGACTTCTATTGTGGCTGCTTGCAAAAAGATGTTTCGCAAGAAAGAATTAACTGTTGAAAAAGTCAAGGTAGGCAGTTTTTGGGTATCTAAATTTACCCTGTTGCCACACATGATTGAGGCTCAAAAAGCCGCCAATGATGAGCCACTTGATAAATTCAATCCCTTTGACATACGCAATGCTCAGGGCATTTTTACCAAAGCAGAGTATGCGGTTATGAATAGCCAAGCCAGACGTTTGCTTGGTAAATCTTTTTCACAAGAAATAACCAACAATCAATTTATCTAGTACAATGTTTTGAAACACGGCTAGGTGCGAAGTCATGAGCGTACCGAAAAGGGTTCACCCTTTCCCCTGCCGAGGTTTCTTTCCAAAGGGCGTTATAAAGCGGTGAAATCATGCTATTACAGCCAAAGAATTGGGCAGTCTTTCAACACTACAAAGACAGATGCCCTCCGTGGATAAAACTACATCGTGACCTGTTAAACGACAGAGCATATATGCGCTTGCCTATTGCTAGCAAAGCGATAGCACCTATGCTTTGGTTGCTTGCAAGTGAGTCAA